GGGCTCGATCCCCAGCTGCTCCGCGAGCCATTTATAGCCCAGGCCCCGGGCCTTCCCCTTGCCGATCTTGTCCCGGTTGGCCTTCCGCATCCAGAGGGGATCGAAGGCCGCATGGGCCTGGGAGCGGGCGCGGCGCGTATGAGGGCCGGCGGGATAGCCGAGCGGAATGTCGGTCCCCGGATGGGTGCCGACGTAGGCGCCGCACTCGCACCGGAAATAGACCCGGTCCCAGAGGTCGGGCCGGTCCGGATAGATCGGCCGGCCGTCGGTTTGATCGGCCAGCTTGCCGCACTCGATGCAGATCGGCTCGATGTTCTGGACGGGTTGGCGGGCCATCAGGACGCCTCGGGCGGGTCGTTCCGGTGCGTCCAGGCCTCTAGGTCGGCCAGGCCGAACTTCTTCCCGATCCGCTCGACGACGGTCTCGGGCGAGTTCTTGGCCTTGTGGCCCTGCTCCAGGAGGTCGTCCAGACCGACCCCCTCGGTCTCGATCCCGTAGCGGGCGCGGAGCAGGCGACAGGCGTCGGCCCGCCAAGTCTCGAAATCTCGGGCGATCATGGTTCAGAACCTCGAAAAGAACGCGATGGTCTCGCGCAGGATGACGGGAGCGCTGATCACCAGGCCGACCACGGCCATGAAGATGATCAGGGCGAAGCGGACATGGCCCGGCATGGGGTCGCGGTCGGTGTCGGGGACGGCGGCGCCGATTTGATCGACGACCACCAGGCCAGCCTTGTTTCCGGTCAGGCCGCGCGCCAAGAGGCGTTCGTATGCCTGGTTTCGCCGCCCTTCGACGCGCTGGCGGATCAGGTCGGCCATCTCCTGGTTTCCCTCGCGCTCGAAGCGAGCGGCGATCTCCAGCATCCCCGCCATGGTCAGATAGGGTCGACCCTGGAACCAGCACGTCCCCTCGGGGGCCGATAGGTCCTGCAATCGGACCGCCGCCCGGAGAGCGGGTTCGTCCAGGCGCTCGACGTCCTCGCCGGCCGGATTGTCGAAGTGGTCCGCCATGGTCAGTCTTCCTTCCTGATGATGCCGACGAAGAATCGATCGATGTGCGCGCCAATCCCCGAGACCAGTTCGGCCTCCAGGCGGCGAAGATAGGGCGCGAGGCTTTCGAGCGTCGGGCGCGACGTCCGCCCGCCCCGAATGACCAGAGGGGCGTCGCCGTCGACCACAACCTCGTAAGTCGTGAACCGGGCCTGACAGGCGAAGCAACGCCGGCGCCGACGATAGCCGATGACGTTCGGCCGACAGTCCGAGACGCCGTTCTGGTCGGAGCCGCAAGTCGGGCAGATCAGCCCGAAGGCGGCGTCATTGTGGAAGCTGGGCGTCTCCGCCATGTCTCGATCTCCTGGCCGTTGGCGCGGCCCTGACGGGTGCATCCCATGCGCCCCGGGTTCAGTAAAGCGGAAAGTGCATCCTATCCCATATAGGCCATTGCGCCGGCCTCGATGTTGTCGATCAGCCGGAGTTCGGTCCCGCCTATCGTGTCGAAGGCCGAGCGCTCGACGAACGCGCCGGTCATCCGGTTATAGGCGCGGCGGGCCGCCTTGAAGGCCTCGGCCATCGAGCCCTCGAAGCCCTCCAGGCGCATGACGATCATGTCCATGATCAGGTCGTCGCGGACATGATCCGGAAGGCCCCTGGGGACGGCCGCATTCGCCTCGGACCAGAGGCGGTCGCGGTGCGGCCGCGCGGGCGGATCGTCCCGCCTGGTCGGCGGCGAGCGTTCCAGCTTGGCCCCGATGGAGTGCGCCTTGGCGATCAGGGCGGCGCGCGACCGGCCGGGGAGACGCGCATGGGCCTCGCCATAGGTCCGAGACCGCCGGATGATCGATAGTTCGGCCTCGGTCCAGTATTTGGGGTGAAGCGGAGGCGCGGCGTCCTGACCGAACGCCAGAGCGAATAGGGTCCGGGTGGTGACGTATCGGCGCCGCCCCTCGAACCAGCAGGAGACCTTGTTCTTGTAAGGCTCCAGCACAAGGCAAGTCCGCCGGCTGGCGACGCGCCCCTGGTTCGAGACCCGAACCCCATAGGCAACCAGTTCGGCCCAGACCTCGCCCTCCTGGGGGATCATGATCTCGCGATCCGCCCGGGCGCGCACCTTCGCCAGCTGGACCTCTCGGTCGGCCGTCAGTATCCGAGGCCAGAAGGCCCCGAGGTCGCGCTTCCTCGACTTGATCGCCTCGGGGGTTCGGCCGGGCAGCTGGCGCCGCGCGTCCGTCATGCCGGTTGCGGTCCTGACGATCATGTCTTCCTCGGGCGTCCAGTCGGGCGAGCGCTCGCGGCCGGGCGTCAGGCTCAGGTGTCGGCGCCACCCCCGAACGGTCTCCTTCGGGACGTCGAACGCCTGGGCCTGGACCGCGAGCGTGATCCCCTGGTCCGCCAGGGCCTTAAGGACGACCCTGCGGGCCGCCCAGGTCTCGGGCGAAACCTTCATGGTCAGCCCTCCAGCGGGAAGCGTTCGTTAATCGCGGCCATGGCGGCCTCGGGCGAACCGAAGCGGTTCCGGAAGTAGTGAGTGCAGGCCCAGTGGTTGCCGCTGGTCGAGTGCATCACATAGAACGGCCGGGCCACGTTGAAGGACGTTTCCTCGACGCGCCAGTGTCCGTCCCGCCGCTCCCAGCGGGGCCAGTCCTGGTCGATCCCGTTGCTGCGGCGCGTGACGGTCGTCTTGCGCCAGCCGTCGGCGCCGAAGGTGATCGGCTGAATGATGACGCTCTCGGTCATGATCTCTCCTCCCGGCGCGCGGCCGGAACCATAGGGCGGGGGTAAAGGGGGCAAGGCCCCCGTTCGATTTTTGGGACGGGTTAGGCGGGCTCGAACCGTTCGATCATCTTCACCGTCGTTTCGACGTTGTGACGGCGGATTTCGACATAGTTCCCGGCCGGATAGTGTTCGCTGGGCTTGGAGAGACGTTCGGCTGCGGCGCGCGCCTCTCGGAGGTTCGGGATTTCCTCGGCATTGAAAGCGGTCATCGACCCTGCCCGAAGGACATAGAGCCGGAAGAAGGTCACGTTGAAGGATTGCATCGGTTGTCTCGATCTAGGCCGGTTGGCGCCGGCTGGTGGAAGTGCATCCCTCCCATGCTCCGAGAGGCGCAGTCAACGGGAAAGTGCATCCTTACTCTAGGGCGGTCTTGACCTGTTTCAGGATGCGCTCGCGCTCGGCCTCGACGGCCTCACGAAGGGCGGGCTCGAAGACCATAAGCGCGCCCATTGCCATGATCGTATGAACGGCCCCTTCTGCCCTGGATCGAAGGGTCTCGGGGATCAGGTAGTCGATGCGACCTTCATCGAAGGCTGGTCTCGGGGCCGGGAGGTCCTGAAGGGCGCCGGCTAGAACGGTCATCGCCGCTCCGACTTGGGAGGGGCTGAACTTGAACTCTGGTTTCTGGGACATGGGTCTCTCTCGATTGGCGTCGATAGTGCATCCCCTCCCATGTTGCCGGTCCGGAGACAAGCCGGAAAGTGCATCCTTTGTGCAAGGGAGGGCGAAGGGGTAGGGTCGGGTTCCTCGATTTTCCATTTTACCCTCGCGCGCGCATGACCAAACTGACGAAGGCCCGGGTCCTGGAGGCCCTGACGAAGAACGGCGGGCTCCGGACCCAAGCCGCGATGCAGCTTGAAGTGACGCCCCAGGCGCTCGACTACTGGCTCCGGAAGCATCCCGATCTCCAGGACCTCCGGGCTGGCGCGCTCTCGAAGCTGAAGGACATCGCGGAGGGAAACCTCTTCCAGGCCGTCATGAACGGGGACATGAAGTGGACCCAGTATTTCCTCGACCACCACGCCCGCGACCGGGGCTATGGGGCGAAACTCCAGCTGACGGGCAAGAACGATGCACCCCTCTTCGATCCGGCGGCCCTCGCCCAGTTCATCGGAGGCCTGACCGATGAACAACGCGCCGCGTTCGACACTCTCCGGGCCGCAAGTCTCGGACCCGATGGCCTGGCTCCAATGGAGCCTCGATCCCTCCAATAGGGCCAAGGCCGAAGAGGTCCTGGCGCGCGACGCCGAACGCCGCCAGCGCGAGCGTGAGCGGAAGGAGCGGTCCGGCCAGCTGGAGGAAATCCGGGAGCGATGCAAAACCCTCCCGGGGTTCGTCCGCGAGGGCTGGCACGTCCTGGAGCCGGAGACCGAGTTCGTCTGGGGCTGGGCACTCGACGCTATCGCGGAGTTCCTTCAGGCCATCGCGGACGGGGAGATCATTCGCGGCCTGATCAACATCCCGCCCGGGATGATGAAGTCGCTCATGTCGGGGGTCTTCTTCCCGGCCTATGGCTGGGGGCCGCTGGAGCGCCCAGGGCTCCGCATCCTGGGGACGTCGTTCAAGGAAGAACACGCGGTCCGGGATACCGGGAAGATGAAGGCCCTTGTGACCTCCGACTGGTTCACGGACCTTTACCCCCATGTGAAGGTCATCGGGAAAGGCGCCGAGGATCACTTCCAGAACAACCGGACCGGCTGGCGCAAGGGCCGGCCGATGCAATCCCTGACGGGCGACCGGGGCGACTGGGTCATCGTCGACGACCCCCACAGCATCGAGGGCGGGGAGAGCAAGGTCAGCCGGGAGAAGACCGTCCGCGTGATGCGCGAGACCATCCCGACGCGCCTCAACAACCCGAAGAAGTCCGCGATCCTGGTCATCATGCAGCGGGTTCACGAAGAGGACGTCTCCGGGATGATCCTCTCGGAGAAGCTGGGGTATTCGCACCTGATGATGCCAATGCGGTTCGAGCCTGACCGCCGATGCATCGTTTACAAGAAGGACGGGACCGAACTGCTCCGGGATCGGCGCGTCTATGACGGCGAACTCCTCTTCCAGGAGCGCTTCGACCGCGAGTCCGTCGACCGGACCGAGGGCGAGATGACCGCCTATGCGGTGGCGGGCCAGATGCAACAACGGCCGACGCCTCGCGAGGGCGGCCTGTTCAAGCGCGACTGGTTCGAGATCGTCGACGCCGTCCCGATGGGCGGCCGCGACGCGCGCTCCTGGGACCTCGCCGGCACGAAGAAGAAGCAAGCCTCCCAGGACCCCGACTGGACGGCCGGCCTGAAGGGCAAGCGGACCTCCGATGGCACCTTCTGGATCACGGACCTGGTTCACCTTCGGGATACGCCAGGGAAGATCGCCTCGACGATCAAGAACACGGCCAGCCAGGACGGGTTCGGGACCGTGATCACCATCCCCCAGGACCCCGGCCAGGCCGCGAAGTTCCAGATCGAGTTCCTGGTCTCCCTACTGGCCGCCTATACGGTCAAGAGCGAGATCGTCTCGGGCGACAAAGAGGTCCGCGCCGGCCCCGCCGCCTCCCAGGCGGAGTTCGGGAAGATCAAGCTGGTTCGGGGGCCGTGGAACAAGGTCTTCCTGGACGAAGTCTGCAACTTCCCCGGCGCCAAGCATGACGACATCGTCGACGCGCTCTCGGATTTGATCCGTGTGCTATCGTCCCTGACCATCTATGACCTTTCGGGCGTCAGCTGACCCCTAGACCGAGGACCAAATGCAAATCCGCGACACGCTCTTGAACCTGGTCTCCGGACTGGGAGCCTGGGGGAAGGACAAGGCGGCCCATCGCCAGTTCGTCCTCCAGCTGATGAACCAGCAGGAATGCGACAACGCCTATCGGGGCGACTGGATCGCCCGGAAGATCGTCGACATCCCGGCCTTCGACATGACCCGCGAGTGGCGGACCTTCCAGGTCGACCGGAAGGACATCAGCACCATGGAGGCCGAGGAGAAGCGCCTGGGTATCCGCCAGAAGGTCCATAAGGCCATCTGGTGGGCCAGGCTGCGGGGCGGGTCCGGCCTGGTCCTGGACGATGGCGCCTCGGACCTGATGCGGCCCCTCCAGATCAACGGCAAGGGCGACCTGAAGCAAGTCCTGGTGTTGCCGCGTAACCGGCTGACGGCCGGGACGGTCCAGTGGGACCCTTACGATCCGGACGGGAACTTCGACCTCCCGACCTACTACAACCTCGCGGGCGGCCAGCGCGGGTCGGTCCAGGTTCACCACAGCCGCGTGATCACCTTCATGGGCGCGCCCATCCCGGACGACGACACCGGGTCGGGCGAGACGAAGGTCTATGGGGACCCTATCCTCCTGGCGGTCCGCGATGCCGTGATGCAGGCCAGCGCGACGAACCAGGGCATCTCCTCCATGATCGAGGAGGCGAAGGTCGACGTCGTGAAGGTCCCGGGCCTGCTGGGCGCCGTCCTGACGAAGGAGTTCCGCGACCAGATGCAAACCCGCTGGGAACTGGCGGCGATGCTCAAGGCGCTGAACGGCGTCCTCCTGATCGACGGAAACGAAGAGTGGGAGCGGAAGGAGATCAACTTCGCCGGGATGACCGACGTCGCGAAGCTGTTCCTCCAGGTGGTCTCGGGCGCGGCGGACATTCCCGCCACGCGGATGATCGGCCAAGCCCCCCAGGGCATGAACGCCACCGGCGAGAGCGATCTCCAGAACTATGAGGCCATGATCGGGGCCAAACAGCGGAACGACCTCGATCCCCGCATGGCCCGCCTGGACGAAGCCCTCCTGGTGTCCGGGCTCGGCAAGGCCCCCGAGAAGACCGCCTGGTCGAAGTGGAACCCGCTCCGCATCCCGACCCCGAAGGAGTCGGCCGAGATGGAGAAGTCGGTCGCGGACGTGGCGAAGTCCATCGTCGACTCCGGCCTGGTCCCGACGGCCGCGATGGAGGTCGCCTTCCAGAACCGCTTGATCGAGAGCGGCGCCTGGCCGGGCCTGGAGGATGCAATCGAGGGCGCCAAGAAGGGGACGCTCCTCCCGTTCGAGGACCCGGCGAACGACGACAACGACATCGACCCCAAGACGGGCCAGCCCTACGCGAAGGACGATCCCCGGAGCCCGAACGCCCAGGCGGCCGCCCAGCAGGAGGCGAACAAGCCCCGGACCCTGAAGCTGGTCGCCGGCGATCAGACGATCCGCGCGGTCGTCCAGCGGCCCGATCCCAGCAAGGCGCGCGACGCCAAGCCCCGCCCGCTCTACGTCTATCGCCCGCTCCTCAACTCGGCCGAGTTCATCGCCTGGGCGAAGGAGCAGGGCTTCGACACCACGGTCGGGGCCGACGACCTTCATGTGACCATCGCGTTCTCGAAGCGCCCGGTCGACTGGATGGAGGTCGCGTCCGACTGGTCCTTCTCGGGCGACGACGGGACGATCACCATCCCGCCGGGCGGCGCGCGCATGGTCGAGCCCCTGGGGGATGGCGGCGCCGTGGTCCTGCTGTTCGCCTCGGGGAACCTGGCCTATCGCCATGGGGAGATCGTCCGGAGCGGGGCCAGCTGGGACTTCGACGGCTATCAGCCCCATGTGACGATCACCTGGAAGAAGCCGGCCGACCTGGACCTGGAGAAGGTGACGCCCTTCCGTGGCCCGCTGAAGTTCGGACCCGAGGTCTTCGAGGAGATCGTGGAAAACTGGAAGGAGACCATCCAGGAGGCTTGACGACGGCGCGCCGGCGGGAGAAGTCTCGCTGGCTTCCTCCAAGAGCGGTCGGCCCGGCCAGTATCGGGCGAGTAGGAAAACCCCCCTGTCTTCCGACAGCCCCCCAGCCCCAGGCCGGGGGGTTTTCTTTTGGGCGCGAGGCGATCATGTTCGCCCGGCCCGGCTGATCACTGGGCGCGAGGGCCGCCCGGGCGCCGGGAATGTGTGGCGGTCCTCACTTCCTCGCCAACCGGAGATCGAGACATGACCCGACAGACCTTCCGAGCCGTCGTCCTGAACGGATGCCTTCTGGGCCTTGCGGCCTTCTGGACCGTCCTGCTGAAGGCGGCCTTCTGATGGATCGCCGCGCCTTCCTCCTGGGAGCCCTAGCGGCCCCCATTGCCGCGCCAGCCATCGCCAAGGCCGCCGCCCCCGCGACCGGCGGAGTGGTCCGTTCGATCAGCCCCTATGTGATCGGGGAGGTCGGACCCGAGATGATCATCCCCCGGGGCTATCTGGAGGTCATCCCCCAGGCGACCGGCATCCCCCAGAGGATGCTTGTCGGGGAGGCGAGGAACGTCCGCCTCTTCGCCGGCGACGTCCAGGCCGACGTCGAGATATACGACCGGGCCATCGCGTCGACGATCAGCGAAGGTCGGTCCGTCGAGTTCAGCGTCGGGCTATCGAGCGAGGTCGACCCTCAACCCGAGGTCTGATCGTCTTCAGTCTTGCGCCGCTCCTCCTCGCGCTTCTCCCGATAGGCGACGCCGCACTTCTCGATGACCTCGATCAGCTTGATCAGGGAGGCGGCGAGCGCCGTCAGTATCCCGCCCATCATGGTTCGAGAGTCGGCTGGCGGCGCGTGGAAGATCATCGACCCTCCCATGACCGCCAAGACGGCGAGGAACGCATAGGCCAGATGGTAGGGCGACATTCACGGCGGGCCTCGGTTATGGTGGCCTGAACAGGCCCAGGAAGACGCCATGTCCTACCCCCTCGCGAGGATGATCAAGCGCGCCGGCAAAACGCGGCGGAAGTCGCTCACGTTGCGCGCGATCAACCCGACTTCGTCCCAGGCGCTCGAACTGGCGGCCATCATCAACCAGGTTGTGAGCGCCTGGAGCGCGGCCGGGCGGGGCCGCATCATGGCCGCCTATGATCGGACGATGGCCGAGCGGACCATGGATGGTCGCCGCGCTACCATGGATGCATCCATCCATGACACGGTCGACGACATTCAGGCCGAAATCGACGCGGCCGAGGCCGAGATCGAGCGCCTGGTCCTCCTGCTGACCCCCAAGCTGCGCGACTGGACGATCCGGATCGAGCGCTGGCATCGCCAGAAGTTCATCGCCTCGGTTCTGACCCCGACGGGCGTCGACCTCTCGACCCTCCTCAACCCCGAGGGCGAGATCATGGACGCCTTCCGCCAGGGCATCCTCGCGCTGATCCGCAACATCGACGAAGACACCCGGGGGCGGATCGCGGGCGCGGTCTGGCGCGGCTTCCAGGAGCGGACCCCCAGGCGAGAGGTCGCCCGCGAGATCGCGAAGGCCGTCCAGATCAGCCGGCGCCGCGCGCTCTTCATTGCCAGCGACCAGACGGTGAAGATGGCCGCCCGGCTGGATCAGGCCCGCCAGGAGGAGGCCGGGATTACGGAATATGAGTGGATGAAGTCCGGGAAGCTTCATCCCCGCTTGGCGCACGTCGCCCGCAACGGCCTGATCTACAGCTGGAACAAGCCCCCTCTGGGCGGCCATCCGGGGACCGAACCGAACTGCGGATGCAAGGCGCGCGCCCATCTCCGGTTAGACTGAATGCATCCCCCTCTATGCGCGGGGGGCGTGAAGCGGTATCTGTGGGGCCTCTAAGCCCTCGGAGCGCCATATGTTGATCCGCGACAAGGCCAGTATGTCGACCCGCCGGGAACTGCCGAACGGCTTCCTCCAGGTCGACGCCGTTCTCTCGCGGACCGGCATCCAGGCCTATTCGGCCGGCGAACTGGGCCTGAAAGACCGCAAGCCGAACGAAGTCGTCAACGTCTGGCGCCCAGAGAGCGAGGTCTTCAGCGAGGCCTCGATTGCATCCTTCGACTCGGTCGCCCTGACGGATGACCACCCCTCGGAGGACGTGACCCCCGAGAACTCAGAGCGCCTTGGGAAGGGCTGGGTCGGCCGCCCCTACCGCGACGGCGACTTCCTGAAGGCCCCGATCACCTTCAGCGCGAAGTCGATCATCGACAAGCTGAAGGCCGGGAAGGACGAACTCTCGAACGGTTACGACACCGACATCGACTGGACCCCTGGGATCGTCCCAGCGGGTCAACGTGACGCCGGAAAGGCCTATGACGGCATCCAGCGGAACATCGTGGGAAATCACGTCGCCCTTGTGGACGCGGGGCGATGTGGCGGCGAGTGCCGGGTTCTCGACAAGAACCCGACGCCCGTCGCGGATTGCGCGTCCGACAAACCCTGCAACTGCCGAGGAGAACCGGCTATGGCCGATGGCCTGAAGAAAAGGATGATCGACGGGGTCGGCCTGGTCGAGGGGACGGAGGAATCCTTCGCCGTCATCGACAGCCTGACCAAAAAGGCCGCCGATCTTCAAACCAAACTGGACGCCGCCGAAGGCGCCGCCAGTGCGGCGAAGACCGCGAGCGATGAAGCCATCGCCGCGAAGGATACCGAGATCGCGGAACTGAAGGCAAAGGTGGATGACACCGCCGCGCTGGACGCCCGCGTCGCGGAACGCGCGCAGCTGATCTCCGACGCGCGTCGGGTTGCTGGCGACGACAAGCTGGTCGTCGACGGTCTCTCGGACCAGGAGATCAAGAAGGCCGCTGTCACCGCCCGCCAGGGCGAGGACAAGGTGAAGGGCTGGGCGGACTCGAAGTTCGTCGGCGCCTTCGACTACTTGGTCGACCTGGACCCGACGGACACCACGTCGACCACGGACGGCAAGCCCCCCGCCGGCGGACTGCGCGACGCGCTGAAGCCTGATGCCACCCCGACGGCCGACGCCAAGGGCTCCTCCTATGAGGACCGCATGGCCGCCCGTTGGAACAAGAAGAAGGAAGTCGCCTAACCATGCCGGCTATTCAAACCACCTATGACCAGCGGATGCGTCCTGGCCGCGCCGGCCTGGTCGTCAACATGGAGACCCAGAACTCCATCACGCGGACCTATGAGGGCGTCGAGCCCCTTCCGTTTGGCGTTCCGGTCTTCCAAGGCGTGGCAGACAAGGGCGTCGTCCAGTCGGGCCAGGAAGTCCTCTCGGCCGCCGGCGCCGCCGTCGCCGGCAACGACGGGAACGGGACGATCACGGCGGCCCCGCCGCTGGGCGCTGGCGCGACCGAGGGCGTCTATACGCTGACGGCCGTCGCTGACGCCGGCGTCCCGGGCGGTCTTCGCTTCGAGATGGAGAACGCGGGCGGCGACGTCCTGGGTTCGGCCGTCCCGGGCATCCAGACCACCATCGGAGGCATCGGCCCCTTCGCTATCGCGAGTGGCGGAACCGCCTTCCAGGCTGGCGACGCCTTCACGATCACCGTCGAGGCCGAGGCCCCGGCGAACGCGGCCTTCCGGGGCTATGTGATCGAGGACAAGACGCTGATCCGCCTCGAAGGCGGCCCGGTCGACCACTTCCGGAAGGGTGAAAGCCTCGCCCCTCTGACGGCGGGCGTCATCTGGGCCATCGCCGGCGGCGCGGTCGAGGCGGGC